ATGAAACGCGGGACCGCCTCGCGGTTAGTACAGAACGAGAGCGAAGTGAGGGTGGTGGCAATCAGGAAAGTGGAGAAAGCAAGCGCCGAGGATACGGAGCTGGCAGACGCAACTCACATCCAATTTAACATAATATAGATTATGCGAAACGCCTAAGACGACATGACAGCTTCGCCGTTGGCGTCTGAAAGCTCCCACCAGGTGCAGAATGGTTC